TAGTTAAACAAAGGATAGATAGTTAAATGGTTATGATAGCACAAGCCCCCTTTTCTTTTTATAAAAACAATATGAAAAATTCAAAAAGCTGGTTCTGCATAAAGTACTTGATTCACGAGGCATGGATCGGGGAAGATTGGCGAAAGTTTGAAAATTGGGAAGATGCCGAGAGGTATGCAGAATTAATGTACGGCTCGAACCTATGGAGTATAACAAACAAATCCTCTAAAAATCAATACAATGACTGACGAAAACATTAAGTTATTGAGAAAGGACATAGAGCATCTATTGTCCGAAGAATACGGGTGTAATTACCGTATCATCAACTACGATCCCCGGCCTAACATGGTAACCCAAATCTTCGGGATCACACTTACCGTTGAGGTAGCAATGCCAGATGGCTCATTCAAAAGGGCGCATGTAAGAAAAGGCACGAACAACGAGGTCATGAAAGAGGTCAGGAATCAGATAGGGGAACCCTCGTCAATCCTTGAAAGACATTATTTATAATAGCCATGAACACTTACAACACAGACGATGAAATTTACAGGCATCACAGTTCAGATATTGACCTGATAGAGCCTTCACTTGACGAGCCCGATACAGAGTTCGATTTTTGGGCACCGATATCCAGGCACAACTGGACAGAGGAGGCGGATAATTGGTAGTTCAAAGACCATTTGGGGCGTAATTGGAAAAGGATGTGAGTTCGAATCTCACCGCCCCAGCGACAGTTACACTTATCAATCACTTTTAATCAATTAAAATCTTAAGCAATGAGTTTAATCAGAAAGCCGCAGGAGCTTGTCCTGCAACCGAAATTAAAAGTCCTGATTTATGGTCAGGCCGGGGTGGGAAAATCTACGCTTGCATTGTCAGCACCCAAGCCCCTGATGATCGACTGCGATGGTGGTATCCACCGTGTCAATTACTCTCACATAGGGGATACCGTACAGGTCTCCTCGTATGATGACGTGCTGAACGCACTCAATGAAAACCTATCCGCTTATGAATCCCTGATTATCGACACCGGTGGAAAGCTACTGGATTATATGGCCGAGTATATTATCAAGCGAAATTCCAAAATGGGGAAAATGAACGGTATGCTAACCTTGCAGGGTTACGGAGAGCGCAAAGCTGAATTCTCGGCACTCTGCAAAAGGGTTTCCCTACTGGATAAGCATCTTGTATTTGTCGCACACAGGCAAACACAACAGGAGAATGACAGCTACCGTTATGTTCCCCTGTTTGGTGGATCCAACTACGATTCACTTGTTACGGAGCTGGACCTGGTAGGTTATATGGAAGCTATTGGGAAAAAGAGAACCATAACCTTTGATCCGACAGACCGGAACGACGGGAAAAACACCTGCAACCTACCCTCTATTGTCGAGTTACCGAAGGTGGTCGATGAAAATGGCGAAGGGCTTCCGAATACCTTCTTGCAAACAAACGTTATCAAACCTTATGTTGACAGATTGCAGAAGGTGCGTAATGATAAAGAGGCATACGACAAGGTAATAGAATCGGTAAAGGAAAACCTTGTGCTGTGTACAGATCCGGATTCGTTGAACGATCTTATTATTCGTATTCCAGAACTCCCCCACGTGGGCAGTTCAAAGACCGTTACAGCCCGTCTGATAACCCAACGGGCAAAGGAATTGGGATGTGTGTTTAATAAAGACCTGAAAGTCTATGAAAAACTTACAGCCTAAATACCAGTTTTACGCTACTCTTTTAGATGGTTTCCAAAGTTATCTGGATGCGGAAAAGAATTGGGAAGCATTTTATGGAGAAAGCGAAGATCCGAAATACTCTGTTGAGGAGTACGAGGCTATGCAGAGGCAGGAGCTTATCGATCGAATCAACAGAGTCCCTTTCGAATCCGAAGCAGCGGACCGGGGAACGGCCTTCAATGAGGTTGTGGATTGCTTGATCTTAGGCAGGAATACTGAAAGAGAGGACATGGAAATAGTTTCACTCAAAGAGGAAGGAATAATTCGTGTTCAATTCAGAAACAACGTCTTTGACTATCCCATATCCCTTTGCCGGGAATTTGCCGAGTATTTCAAAGGAGCCGTTCCGCAGGTTCGTACAGAGGGGGTTTTACAGACCAAGTACGGGCCTGTCTTATTGTACGGGTATATTGATGAATTGATGCCCCTTTCAATTCACGACATCAAAACCACATCCAGATATAATGCTTTCAAATTCCGTGATCATTGGCAGCATGTCGTTTATCCTTATTGCTTACACCAGGAAGGAAGCAAAA